AGCTGGCGGAGCGCTGGTCGCTTCGCGCGCACGACGGGCAGTTGGCGCCACCGGGCGACTGGCAGGTGTGGCTGATCCGCGCGGGTCGCGGGTTCGGCAAGACGCGCGCGGGCGCGGAATGGGTCAATGCGGCGGCGAAGGCGCGCGCGATCCGTGTCGCGCTGGTCGGGGCGACGATCGAGGACGCGCGGCGCGTGATGGTGGAAGGGCCGAGCGGGGTGATCGCGGTCGCGGGGGCAGACGTGCCGCTGGTGTGGAAACCGGCGCGCGGCGAGGTGCGCTGGCCATCGGGCGCGGTGGCGACGGTCTATTCGGCGGCGGCGGCCGAAGGCTTGCGCGGGCCGGAACACCACCTCGCCTGGGCGGACGAGCTGGGCAAGTGGAAGAGGGCGGAAGCGTGGAACAACCTGTTGATGGGATTGCGGCTGGGGGATGATCCGCGCGCGTTGGTGACGACGACGCCGCGCACCACGCAGCTGATGCGGCAGGTGATAGCGGCGCCGGGCACGGTCGAGACGCGCGGGAGCACGCGCGACAACCCGCACCTGCCCGCGCGGTTCGTGAGCGCGATGGAGGCGGCGTACGGCGGTACGCGGCTGGGGCGGCAGGAGCTGGAGGGCGAGATGATGGCGGACGTGGTGGGCGCGCTGTGGACGCGCGCGCTGCTCGACGCGCAGCGCGTGGCGGTCGGCAGGGTGCCCGTGCTCAGGCGCGTGGTGGTGGGCGTCGACCCGCCGGCGAGCGCAGGGGGCGACGCGTGCGGGATCGTCGCGGCGGGGCTGGGCGTCGATGATTGCGGCTACGTGCTGGAGGATGCGAGCGTCGCCGGTGCCTCGCCCGAGCATTGGGCGCGCGCAGTGGCGGGATGCGCCGCCAGGCACGGTGCGGACCGGGTGGTCGCGGAGAAGAACCAGGGCGGCGACATGGTCGGCCACGTGCTGCGCACCGTTGACGCGCGGTTGCCGGTCACCTTGGTGCACGCGAGCCGCGGCAAGGCGGCGCGCGCGGAGCCGGTGGCGGCACTGTATGAAACGCGGCGGGTGTGGCACGCGGGCGCGTTCCCGGCGCTGGAGGACGAGCTGGCGGGATTGCAGGCGGGCGGCGGCTACGAGGGGCCGGGCCGATCGCCCGACCGCGCCGACGCGTGCGTGTGGGCGCTCACCGCACTGATGCTGGGCGCGCGGGGCGAGGCGAGCGTCAGGGTGCTGGGGTAGCGGCGCGACGGGCAGGTTCGGCGACGGTGCTCGCGTGGTCGCTGAGAAGCGGGATCCCGGGTCGAGCCCGGGATGACGGACGGGTTCGCGGCGGTGGTTTCCACCAGCTGCGCGGGCAGGCGGTGCGGGGCGTCGCGGTTAGCGGAACAGGGGACAGGCAGATGGCATGGTTCGGGTGGAAGCCCGGGCGCGAGGGGTCGCGTCCGGCGTTATCGCGGGTGCTGGGTGGATCGGTGCGGTCGATGCCCGGCGAGTGGCCGCAAGGCTATGAGGCGCAGGTGCGTGCGGGCTACTGCCGCAATGCGGTAGCGCAGCGCGCGGTGAAGCTGTTGGCGGAAAGCGTGGGTGGCGCGCCGTTGAACGTCGGCGATGAGCGCTTGCGTGCGCTGGTCGCGCGGCGCGGGCTGTTGGAGACGGTGGCGGCGCAGATGCTGCTGCACGGCAATGCGTTCGTGCAGGTGGGGCTGGGTGAGGACGGGCGGCCGGCGGAGCTGTTCGCACTGCGCCCCGAGCGGGTGACCGTGGAGCCGGACGCGCAAGGCTGGCCGGCGGCGTATCGCTACACAGTGGCGGAGCGAGTGACGCGGCTGCCGGCGGAGAGCGTGATCCACGTGCGCGCGTTCAACCCGGTCGACGATCATTACGGGCTCGGGTGTCTGGGTGCGGCATCGGGCGCGATCGCGATCCACAATGCGGCGGCGGCGTGGAACAAGGCGCTGCTCGACAATGCCGCCCGCCCGTCGGGGGCGCTGGTGTACGACGCGGGCGACGGTGCGACGCTGTCGGCGGAGCAGTTCCAGCGGTTGAAGGAGGAGATGGAGGCGGGGTTCCAGGGCGCGGCCAATGCCGGGCGGCCGATGCTGCTGGAGGGTGGATTGAAGTGGCAGGCGATGAGTCTCTCGCCCGCCGACATGGACTTCGTCGCGACGAAAGCGGCGGCGGCGCGCGAGATCGCGCTGGCGTTCGGCGTGCCCTCCATGCTGCTCGGGCTGCCGGGCGACAGCACGCACGCGAACTACAAGGAAGCGAACAAGGCATTGTGGCGGTTGAGCGTGCTGCCGCTCGCCGGCGCGATCCTGACCGCGCTGCGCGAAGGGTTGGCGCATTGGTTCGGCGATCCGTTGCTGGAGGTCGACCTGGACATGGTGCCGGTGCTGGTCGAGGACCGCGAGCGGTTGTGGCGGATGGTGTCGGCGGCCGAGTTCATCACGCGCGACGAGAAGCGCCAGATGGTGGGCTGGGCATGAGTGCGGGCGTGCTGGCGCAGCTGATGGCGCAGGCGGGCGAGCGCGGGGCGGACGTGGCGACGCTGCGCGCGATCGCGGAGGAGGCGGGCGAGCTGGGCGCGGTGCGCGCGCTGACGCGGCTGGGCCTCGCCGACGAGGGCGCGGGAGCGGACGTGGCGGAGCTGCGCGAGTTGCTGAAGGCGTGGCGCGACGCGAAGCGGTCGGCGTGGAAGGCGTTGATCGCGTGGGTGGCGCGGATGGCGTGCGCGCTGCTGCTGCTCGGGCTCGCGGTCAAGCTCGGCTTCGGGGAGTGGGTCAAGTGATCCGCGTCGAGGGCTATGCCGCGGTGTTCGACCGCGCCGACCGCGCGGGCGACGTGGTGCGCAGGGGGGCGTTCGCGGACGCGGGTCACGTGCCGCTGCTGGTGCAGCATCGCGGGCGCGCGGTGGGGACGATCGAGGCAATCGGCGAGGATGCGCGTGGGCTGCGCGTGACGGCGGTGGTGGTGGACGCGGGTGTCGCGCGGGCAGTCGCGTGCGGGGCGCTCGGCGGATTGTCGGTCGGGTACCGGGCGCGCAGCGTGCGGCAGGGTGCGCGGCGCGAGATCCTGCGCGCCGAGCTGGCCGAGGTGAGCCTGGTCGCGGTGCCGATGCAGCCGGCGGCGCGGGTGGAGCGGGTGAGCGCGGTGTAGCGCGAAAGCTGATCGTCAATTTCGGTTCGGGCGGGGCGGGTGCCTCGTCGGGGTGGCCTCGTCCGCGCGTGCGGGCGGGGTCTTTTCGTGTGGGAGAATGAGCATGAACGACGTGGTGGTGCGGCCGGTGCTGGACGGCGCGCGTGAGGTGGCGGGGGCGTTCGACGGTTTCGTTCGGTCGGGTGCGGTAATCGAGACCAAGGCGTTCACGGGCGTGACCGGGGATGCCGGCGGATACGCGATCCCGAAGGAAATCGACGCGGTGATCGACGCGACATTGAAATCGGCGAGCCCGATCCGCAGCATCGCCAGCGTGGTGCAGGTGGGATCGGCGGGCTATCGCAAGCTGGTGACGACGGGCGGCACGCCGTCGGGTTGGGCGGCGGAAGCCGATGCGCGACCGGGAACGGCGACGCCGGTGTTCGCCGAGATCGCGCCGCCGATGGGCGAATTGTACGCCAACCCGTCGGCGAGCCAGGCGATGCTGGACGACGCGTTGTTCGACGTCGAAGGCTGGCTGGCAGGCGAGATCGCGGCCGAGTTCGCCAAGGCGGAGGGCGCGGCGTTCGTGAACGGCAGCGGAGTGAACCGCCCGCGCGGGTTCTTGGCGGCGCCGACGAGCAACGCGGGCGACGCGACGCGCACGTTCGGGACGCTGCAATATCTGGCGAGCGGCGCAGCGGGCGATTTCGGCAGCGGCGCGCCCGAGCGATTGATCGACCTGGTGCAGTCGCTTCGCGCGCCGTACCGGCAGGGTGCGACCTGGGTGATGAACGCGGCGACCGCGGCGCGCATCCGCAAGTTCAAGACCAGCGACGGGCAGTTCCTGTGGCAGCCGAGTCTCGCCAGCGGGCAGCCGGCGAGCCTGCTCGGCTATCCAGTGGTCGAGGCGGAGGACATGCCCGACATTGCGGCGAACAGCCTGTCGATCGCGTTCGGCAACTTTCGCGCGGGATACCTGATCACCGAGCGGCAGGAGACCAACGTGCTGCGCGACCCGTATTCGAACAAGCCGTTTGTGACGTTCTACGCCACCAAGCGCGTCGGCGGGTGCGTGTCGAACAGCGAGGCGATCAAGCTGATGAAGTTCGCCGCGGCGTGATGTGCGGACGCCCTCGGATTGCCCAAGGCAATCCGAGGAGTCGCCACGGCGACCAGCGGGCGCGGCATTGCCGCGTCCGTCTGACGGCGTGGCGGGT